ACCCATTGGGGTAAGTCGGTCACTTACTCGGGTAAGAAGTTTGTCAACAATTGCTCCAGATTGTGAACCCATAATTTTTAACTCCCTTTCTTGACTAACTCAAAAAATCAGCTTTACAAAAATTCCAAATTCAAAAAAACTCTTACGCATCCGATGAAGAGGCTTCGAATGAAGTCACTTCAACGGCGATAACATCAGCAGAAACACCGTTTTCAGCAGCAATGGCCCCAACGTGTTCTCCGGAAGCATCAGCCACTTCGCCCTGTCCATTGGCGTCACTTGTCAAATACTTCAAACGCGCAACGGTTTCAGAAATTTTCAGTTTGGCTCCTCCCCCTGGAAGTGCAACCTCGGCAAACCCATTTATTTTGGGATCATTCATCAAAATGCCAACAGTCTTGGCATTCAACCCCGCCGTGGTCACCTGATTGTTTGCCGTGCCGGACGTCATAAAGCGGTTTTTAAGCGCGCTTAGATCAATCTCGGCTAGAAAAGTTTGAATTCTCGGTTCACTATGTGATGCCATTTTTTAACATCCTTTCTTTCACAATTCGAAAATCTTGTACCTAGACAATAACCCCGTTAATGATTTCTTTAATACTGATTGTACTTCTTTTCCAATTCAGGGTTTTCCCGCAGAACTTCCCGCTGCGCGTCAGCCACAGAAAGCTCCTTGTCCTTTTCCATTTTCTTGTCGGCTAAGGAAATGATTTTTCCTTCCACATCCTCGTTGCCTGGGTCTTCTTCCCCAACCTTTTCCTGATTGCCTTTTCCACCCAAGTTAATGGGCTTAGCAGCTTCAGAAAATTTCACCATATCGCCGGACATATAATGTTCACGCTGGGCTTCAACCACTTTGCCCTCGGTAAACATTTTGTCGAACACGGAAGTTTTCTCGCTCAATTCCTTCTCTTCCTTGAGCTTCTTAAGCTCTGTGTCCTTGGAAGAAACTGAATCCTTCAGCTTTTTGATTTCACTTTCCTTGCCATCCACACGATCAGAAAGTAATTTCATCTGCCCCTTTAACTCTTCAATTTCTTTATTTTCCATTTCAATTTTCTCCATTTCTGAAAGTTGAGTCGCGGGCTCCATACCCTTGACAAACGGTCTATTGGTTAGCGCGGCCCCTAAAATAGTCGGCCCGAATCTTTTCAAACTTTGTGGATCTTGATAATCAAGATGAAGCTCTGCAGAAGTGTATCTGAATTCCCCACCTTCAATAAGTTTACGTCCGGATGTTGTCCACTTAAGATCCATCCAAAGCTCAGATGCGTTTCTACTTCCTTCAGCCGCTTCAATTCTTAACCCCGTAAACCATGCAGCAGCACGGTCTTGGTTGTTATGTACAAAATCAAGGGCCAAATCGTTTGGGATGACATCAGCCTTAAAATTCTTGACCATGTTTTCAAAATCTTTTTTATCCAGCTTAAAATCACCGAGAAAATGTTTGAACTCCCCCGTGCGTAAAAGCTGAAGCGCAACAGGAGCTTTAGCGTTGCCGTCGTCAAACTCTGCAAGCTTAATAGGTATGTGTACGCTTCGCTTTCCCATGGTTACATCTAACCATAACGGCGTTAAAGGTTTTATAGCGTAATGAATTTTTCAAGGGATGATTTAGACGGCTTAAGCCCTCTAGCATCCACATCTGGATTACGGCCCCCCACTAAATTGGCGCGTATATAGCTTTCACAATTATGGTGTAAAGGTGGGAAAAAACGTTGTGCTTCCGGGTCATCTTTCTTAAACGTCCGGCCCGCAAGGTCTTTACATATCGGGCTTTGCGGATCGGTATTGATGAAAGTAAATGTCTCAATATCTTCCAAAACTTCCTCATCAAAAAAGAAAGAATTCCGTGCGTCATTAACCAATTTAGCGGCTTGATCTCCTGCTGCTGCCTGAACCGATGGCCCCGCTAGATAAGTATCCACCGCTTCATCCAGGTCTTTCTTTATCAACGCCGCGTCTTCTGTGGAATCCACGCTTCCAGTGAATTGAAAGAAAACTGCTTTTTCTAGATCAGCCGGTTGCGTGTCGGCCAAAAGATCAGACTGTTTTTTGATGCGTTTCTTTACTCCGGATGACAGGTCTTTTTCTGCTAGTTCTACATTACTCTTGCTAGGAATTTCTTTTCTTACCTGAACTAATGCCTCAGTACTTACTCCCACCATTGCTTCCCTGAGAGACTTTTTATATTCACCTACCTTGCGGGCCATAACCCCGTTTGTCGCATTGACTCTGTTGGCGGGGGTTGCTTTTTTGTAGTTGTTTATGACTTGAGAAACAAGGTCATCCCCTATGACCTTCAGCCCTTTTTGCATTCCTTCTTTTAAAACTTTACGAGAATTTCTTATCTGGGTAACGGCTCTTACTTGAGCAAGGGCGTATTCACTTAGTCTTTTTTTTTTCTTTCTCTTTTCGTCTTCGATGTGACCCGATCCTTCTATGTCCTCGGAATTATCCTCGGGATTATCCTCGGGATTGTCTTCAGGATTGTCTTCAGGATTGTCTTCAGGATTGTCTTCAGGATTGTCTTTGGAATTGCCCCCAGGAGTGCCCCCATCGGGCTCATCTTCCGGCTTTTCTTCCCCAGCTTTTTCCCTTTGCGCCTTAACCGCTTCACTCATTTCCGGAAGGTCATAACGTTTACGGGCATCCTCTTCTAACGGGCCGTCTGGTGTAACAATCCCGCCATCAGCCAGTATCTTCAGCACATTGGCAAGTTCTTTTCCCGCTTTATCACTGATACCTTTACAGGACATATGCGGGTATTTTTCCTGATGGCCAAACTTCATATCAACCAAGTCTCTTATGATCTTTTTGTCGAATGGCCTACAAATCATACCCACCATAAAATTAAGTGAACTTAGAAAAAAATCTGATTGATCAAAGGAAAGCGCGTATGATCCGCCGCTTGTACCTGACATTCCAAGTTCTAAGAAGTTAGCTAAAAACGCCTTTACTATGGCCTTATCTTCCCGTTCTAATGCTGGCTGAACCTTTGAAGAGTCATAGGGGCTTTGCTCAAGAGTGACACTATAATTTTTCCCATCAGTACCGCTATCAGGGATAAGCAAATAGCTCTTTTCATGAGATGTCCAGGCTTCTAAAGCACACTTAAATGCAGCATATTCTGGGGATGCTTCTTTCCCTTCCGGGTATTTTCCAATAACGGTGGAAATTGCAAATTTCTCAATCCCGATAATATCCAGTTTTAGTATTTTTTGTTTTCTGATCCAAGGGCCAAAGCAAGGGCGCAACCCTGAAATGCCCTCGAAATTATCCCCTTCTTTTTCCATAGAATAAACAAGCAAAAACTCGGCAAGCATTCGAATATTAGAAGACGGCCCAGTAATATCTCCATCCACAATCTGGGTAAGAAAAATAAGCTCCCCCGTTACCGGGTCAACTCCCCACTCTTCGAGACTTTTCTGAGCACGAAATCCAAGTGTTTTAAGGCTTGTGAAATTGCCAAATTTTGGATCTCCTGTTACCTGCTCATGCACAATCTCAAAAACAGCATGCCCTTTATCCACCATGCTGAGAGATTCAAATACAAAGGTTAACCAGGGCTTGGACATCTTCTCAAATAAGACATGCTTAGTAAAATCCGCGTGCTCTTGAGCTTGATCAATCTCTTGATCAGTCGCATCTGAATCTAATTTAGCCGCTTCCACGTCCCACTTGCCAGAAAGAATGGGGTTTTTAACAGCGCTCAAAACCATCTTGATTTGAGCTTCACTACGTTTCATTTTCTCATAAACTTTAGCCGCTTCCGGACCCTGTAGCGTGTCCAGATAATCCTCGGCAAACATCCCGCCGAATAGCTCAGTGCCTGATGCCCCACGGGCCATGGTCTGGATGACAGTGTCTGAGCGCTTTACATCGTGATCCGCTAACTGCCTTTGATTTATTCTGATTAATTTTTCAGACATTTACCAAGTTACCTTGCCGTTTTTAACATGTCCGTGAAATTTACAGGATTTACTTTCTGTGCAATTCACTGAAGGAGAAAGTGTAATATCTTCTAAAGAGTCACCCTCTCTTGTCCAAATTGAATCAACCCCCTCGTAAGTTCCTTCTTTGGAAAGTGGAACTATTATGGAATGCCCGTCTCTGTCATCATCTTTAGGGTCATCAAAAGAAGTTGGGCATTGAAACCGTAATTGAGTCAAAGTTAACCTCGATTTTATTTTTAAAAGACTAACTGAGTGCATTTACCATTCATCTTTCGAGTTCAAACTGCTCGCAATAGGTGCTCTTGTTTGTGGCTCATTCTTAAATGTACCCGCGTTATGGTTTTTGAAGTAATCAATCGCCATACTAGTGGTATCCACTATATCGTCGTGATCCACATTAGGGAATTTCTTGTGCTGGGTTTTAAATCCTGCTGCCCACGGTGCGTTATTTGGTAAATGACACCGCCCTGCCTCAACCGTTGGCTGAGCACCTGTAGCCCGGACTACCTTAGAACGCGTTCCAGGCTTGTAGGCAATCACCGGTAAATTAGTTTCAGCTTTCAGGTTTTGGAAAAGTTGAATTCCAGCTGACTTAAATTCAATCAAAATAAAATCAGGATTATATTTGTTGTACTGATCTTTCGTCATCTGCTCAAGCCCGGGAAATTCAAGCTGCTCCTCTTCAACATTGGGAATATAAAATCCAGTATCCGTTTTGTCCCATAAAGCAAACACATTGAAATCATTCGTCACGCCGGGTACTTCAGCACAATCAATAATCAACCCCCGGGAAGTTCTCGAATAGCCAACTAACGGATCATAGCTTTTCCACCAATCAACATGAAAGAAACCCCCTTTAGATATTTGTGGATCTTGTTGGTACTGCCCTTGATATCCCATTGACCCTAATTCTGTTTTTCGTTCGGCCAATTCTTTCGACCCTTCCCTCTCAGGCCAAAGGATATCCCCTTTTTTTCTTTCCTTACACATCCCTGACAATGGGAACTCAACTGTCACTGATATTGGAGCTTCAGCAGGTAAGCACAGATGTGTCCATTTTTTTCCATCATCTTTGCCAAGCACGTACCCTGATAAATCTTTCTCATGAAGACGATGCATGACTCCGATTTCAACTGATTTTTTCTTATCGTCTTTACGAGTTGACCACGTGTGATCATGCCAAACGTTTACCCCTTCTCTTTCCAAATCACTCGCCGCCATCATTGGATCTAATGGATCATCCCAAACTAAAAAATCCCCACCTTCTCCTGTAGCTGCTCCCCCTACAGAGGTAGCAATCATATGCCCTCTTTTATTATTAGTGAACTTTGTTTTTGCATCTTGATCTAAGGACATTGCGTATCTGCTCATCCATCCGCGCTGATACCAGGGGCTTTTAATTAAAGCTCGCCTATCTAAAGAGTGCTTTATGGAAAGGCTGTTTGCATAGGCTGAGAAAATAAATCTCTTTTCAGGCTTCTTCAGCCACACCCATGTGGGAAAACAAACGGTAACTAAATTCGATTTCATATATCGGGGGGGCATATTTATAATGAGATTAAGAATTTCCCCTTCATAGCAAGCCTCAAGGTGTTCACAGATACAATCGATATGCCAGTTATCCAGAAATGTTTTCTTAGGCTCAAGGATTGGCCAAGCTGCTACCGCGTAATACTTTAATGACTCTTCCGCACGCACATAGTCTTCAGCTTCTAAGAGTGCTAGCTGTTCAGCTTCGAGTAGAATGCGGTCTGTGTCGTTCACTTAACTGTCATCCATACTTAAAGCAACGGCAAGCGCTACTATCACCATTATTATCAATATAGGAACTACTTCAAAAAAGAGATCAGCCCACATTACAGTAAATCCTTATCCCTAGGCAGGGCAACAGCCATAGCGTGTCTGCATTTATCACAAGAACAACAAGTGCAACCTTCACCTTCTTCAGCCATCACAACAAATCCTCCAACGTTTCACCGTCTTCTTCATCCACCAAAATCGCATCCACTATTTCAGCCTTTACCTCGATAGTCTGTTTTGAAAGGCGGTGTTCCAACATTTTCCGATGCTCTACCCGCTGATCCGGCGTCATCGAAATAAAATTGTCCAGCGGACCCCCTTCCGGCCCGCTCAATTCAATCCAACGCTTTTTGCGGGGAACAAATGGAAAGCCCTCAAGAGAGGGGAATGCGGGATAACCCTTGCTATGCAGCAGCTAGC